ACATCGTTGCTCGCGTTCACCTCCTGGACTTGGTAGATGAGTTGGTGGCGGGTCTGGCCGGTTCCGAAGAAGTTTCTCTCCGCCTCGTCGAGGTAGTAGTACATCGAAAAGCACTCCCAGTTGGAGTTGACGATGTTGGCGTTCGCGCCCCACCTGACCCTGATCTCCACCTCCTGGAGGCTGCACGCGGCCATCGGGAAGGCGGAGGCCACGTTCTCGCACCACCAGAAGCGAAGCGGGAAGAAGTAAGACGCCACGCCGACGCCTGGGTGGGGACCGTTGGACGCCGTGGACACGTTCTTGGCGAAGAGATCGACTAGGGACTTTTCCATGAACTCAGACGTCTGACGGTCGATGACGGTTCCACCCACGACGAACTCCACCGATTCGATGAGGGTCGTCCAGTCCGTGGTGGATTGCGCCTCCCCCCCGGCATCGAAGGTGAGGTAGGTGTACCCGACCAAGTCACCCGTCCTGCGAAGTTGGATGGTGCTCAGACCACCCGCCTTGGGTTGGCCCCGGATGTCGTTCTTCTCGACCACACTTGCGAAGTGGGTGTGCTTCTTGTACACTTGGGTGAAGAGACTGTGGCTCTCGCCGACGATCCACTCGTCTTGAATCCCTCGACACGCGAGGAGAGCGGCTCCACTCATGGTTCTGACATAGGACTAGAAATTAAACATTCATCTTGCGGCACGTGAATCGAAGGACGAGGAAGTTGTTAGCCACGTTCAGCGAGCTGTTCTTGATGGTGTTCCCGTTCTGGTCCAACAAGCGCACGGTGAGTCGGTCGAGGCGTCGGATGGGGTCGATATACTGGGTGACGACCGGGTAGTTATCGGTGAAGTGGACGAGGGCGTCGGCACCGGTGTGGATGCCTTCGTTCGTGACCAGGGACGCGAACGACCCGCGAACAGCGGAGATGCTCCCTTGCCCCGTGGACACGTTGGAAGCACGATCACTGAAGATGGAGTTCAACTCGTCGATGCTCACGTACACGTGCTCAGTGCTCACGTTGGAGTGAATGTGCGCGGCCAAGAGCCTGGCCTGCACGACGTTCTTCAAGGGTTGCATCAGGTGCGCCGTGAAGGTGTTGGCGCTGTCTTGCCCGATGGTATCAACAGTGATGGTGTGAAACTCGTATTCCAAGTTTGGGATGGTCGTCGGGGCGGTGATGAGGGCCATCTTTATGCTTTATCTCTAGATAATTTTAAACAAGCGTTCCCCCGACGCCGTCCTTGATTTGGTAGTCAGCCTGGGAGCGCACGAACTTCTGGGCCATGCAGACGCCGTCCCGACCGTTGGAGTACGGCGAACCTTCCTTTTCACCCGGCAAGCACTTGAGATCGCGGGGGAGTTCGAAGAAGGCACCGGCCGGGGCCGGGTTCTCTTGTTCGATGACGATCGGTCGCGGGCTGTACGCGCTGCGCGTCACGCCGACGGCGAGGATGAGAGCGATGAGAATGGCGATCCACATAAGGGTACGACGGTTGGTAGCGTTAAGCATCCTGGTGTTATGTTATTGACTTATATTTTATTTCACGTGAAGTGCGTTAAAGACTTGGTCTTAAAACATCCCAGGATAGAAGAGCCCCATGGAAGAGATCGTACTCGACAGAAGCGGCCCCACCGTCATGAAGTTGGGTCCGGAAGAGCAAGCGCTTATGGACGAGATCAGCATTGAACCTCCACGCCCCAGACAGAGGCTTCCACCGAAGCCCTCCGTGTACAGGCCACCGCGGCAGGAACAAGCCGAGCCCATGGAGGATCTGGATGCGTTCGTCAACCCGACCAAGCAACACGTGCCCAAGGAACCACCACCCCAAGAGTTTGATTACGGCGACGACCCCGAAGATGATTACGATGACGGTGGCGTCGGCGGTGGGTACGGGGACGACGACGAGGACCCGGCCGACCGCCCGTCCAAGGGGTACACGACCATAGAGGAGGAGAAGACGGATCTCATGAACAAGTTGATTCGACTGGAGAAGAAGGGGTTCACCTACAATAAACGACTTTCGGCCTATAGTTCCGTGGATGACTTGAGGAACGAAGTCAAGCGAATCTCCTATAACATCGAGGTCGAACAGTCCATCAAATTCTCGAGACGGGCTTTGATCGCCTGTGTCACCGGTCTGGAGTTCCTCAACAAGAAGTTTGATCCCTTCAGCATCGAGTTAAATGGATGGTCGGAATCCGTAATGGACGGCATCTCAGACTATGATGATGTATTCGAGAGGCTTTACATCAAGTATCGCTCGAAGGTTCAGATGGCACCCGAAATCCAACTACTCCTCATGGTTGGTGGTTCGGCGATGATGTTCCACCTCAGTGCATCTTTCACCAAGAACCTCCCGAACATGGAATCGGTCATCAAGAACAACCCCGACCTTATCAAGAACGTGATGTCCGCGATGTCCCAGCAGCAGCAACAACCTACCGCGCCATCACCGAGCTCCGGTGGTGGTGAGTACGAGATGCAGGGCCCGGGGATCGATCTGAGCGCCCTCATGGGTGGCATCTCCATGCCCCCGCCCCCGATGAACACCTCCGTGATTCGCCCGGAGATCCCGGTCGAGGAAGAAGACGACGACATCTCGGACATCGTCTCCGAGGCCGAGGGCGGGGACTTTGCGAACGACAGCGACGTCAAGGAAGTGACCGTGAAGGCGGCCCCCAAGAAAAGAGGTGGGCGCAAGAAGAAGAATGAGATCAGTCTGTAAAATTTTGTGATACATATATATGACTATTGCTTACTGTCCACTGGATGAAGAGCCTCCGGTGCGACTCCCACCGAAGGCGGTCGCTCGCAAACGTCAGCAGCGCAGACCAGAGCCCATGAAGGAGGACACGGAGGTGAACTACCTCGTTCTGTTTTTTCTGGCGGGGACGGTGTTTCTCGCCCTGACTGACTCGATGAAGAAGTAGGCGACGTCGGCACGGACTGCGTCTGCCAGTACCAAGGCCAGTGCACCACATCCGCCGGGGACCCTATGGGAGAAATGTCGATATCGTAGTACTCATCGACGGCAGCATCTTCGTATGCGCTGTCGTCGATGAATATGTTTTCGTTCATGCTGTCTCGCGCGTCGCTTAATAAGGGGTCGCCAGCGCCCACTTGGTCTTCGGGTTGTTCGGGTCGTACTGCACCGACAGGAGCTTTCCGTCCCTCGCGCTCATTAATTGCACGGATAGATCGTATTGATAAATGCGCTGGTTTTGTGTGTAATATGGTTTTATAGTGATTTGTGTGGCCGACGTGGTCACCGTCTTCGACCACGGGTAGGCACCCCCGAATATGTTCTTGGAGCCGACTTGTATGGGCGTGGCGGACAAGGCCCCGGACGAGTGTCCACCCTGCACTTCGAGGGTCATCGTGCTCACGTAGTTGTTCGCGTTCGGGTTGCTCGTCTCCCGGAGCATGGCTACTATTTTGGCGTAAAAGGCACCTTGGGCAAAGTTGAGCATGATGGTCTTCGAACCCGTGCCCAACTCGAAAGAGGTCGAGTAAAACTTGCTCGCGACGTTATCATCGCAGAGGATGGCGCCACCGACCACGTGGAGGGCGGTCTGTGGGTTGGCGATACCGATACCCAAACCCGCGGAGGCACCGAATTGGATGGAACCACCGAATGAAATGTTCGACGTGACGTTGAGGTCACCCTTCACCGTCACGGAGTTCGTCAGTGCATTCTCGGGGTTGACGAAGATGTTCCCCGTTGTGTCGAGGTAGATGTTCCCCGTGGAGGAGGCCGTCTTGAACTCGACAAAGCTGTTCCCCGTACTTGTCTCGAACCGAGGCTTTGCGTCGTACAAGTGCAAACCCGTGTCCGGGGCGGTGGTGTTCACCCCAACCCTGTTCTGGTTGGTTATGGTGAGCACGTTACTCTCGATGGAGTTGTTGGCGGTCGCGAAGATGAGACCGGCCCTGGAGTTCTTTATGGAGTATCCGCGAATCATCCCACCGTACCCGTTCTCCGTCCACACGCGAACGCCCGTGGCCTTGGAGCCCGTGCTCGGCATGTCGGATTGGATCGTGAGCACGTCCACGTTGGTCGTCTCTTGTGTGTAGCAGTGCACCGTCGTCGAGGGATTGGCCGTCCCCAAGCCCACGAACGCGTTCGAAGCGACTCGTATGGCCTCGTCTCCACCCCCGGCGAGCACGATGGTGTCGTAGTTGGAGATGGACTCGATGACGTTCTGTTGGGACGTCGACTCGGAGTACATGAACATCTTGGTCGTGCTGATCCTGCTCTCCGCGGCGTCCAACTCCGGGACGCGAATCTCCCCTTTCACGTACAGGGACGTCTTGTTGTCGGCGTTCACCTCGTCGGCGTAATCCATGTTGATCATCACCCGTCGCTCGTCCGTGATGGTCATCACCGGCACGAGGGTGTCACCGTTGGCGTCGACGTCTTCGCGGTAATCATCAAAGGTCGAGGTGCTGTTGACGTCCGATGGGTAGGTGTGGAAGACGTGCCTGGCGGCGACGTGCCTGATTTGATCCGGACCGTCGGTACCGCCGGTCTCCGCACCCTTGAAGATGAGAAGCTCGGACTTACCAGTGTTCGTGTACTCGCGCTCTTCGAGGAAGGTGTGGAAGAAGGACCGACCCGTGGCGTCGTTGTACAAATCTTCCTGGCTCTGCTGGTTGAAGTTCAGACCTTGGAAGGCGAGGAAGTGACCGACGCGGACGTCACCGGCCACCGTGCAGTACAGTGGGGTTTGATCCGTGCCTATACCGACGTTACTGTTCGCCCCGGAGATGTACAGGGACGTCGACTCGACGTTACTCACACTGAAGGCGTTACTCGTGATCCGGAAGTCTTGGGTGTCGTTGGAGTTGTCCACGCCCACTGTCCACCCGAAGTAGTTGGGTGCGATGTCCGGGTCGTTGATGCTGTAGGACGAGAAGGCGTCGCCGCTCTCTTTGTCCGTGAGCATCATCGAAATGGCGTCGACCGCGGTCGATCCGGTCTTGATCCCGTGCACCAACAAACCGTTCGTCAAGGGATTGCGCGCGCCCTCGGCGACCATCTCCAATTTGCTACTCGGTGATTGGGTGGAGATGCCGACCCGTCCGTCCGAGCGGATGGTCATGACACCCACGCTGTCGTACGCGTTGTGGGCCATGTTAATGTCCAAGCGCGTCCTCGAGTTCGCACCCGATGTGTACTTGAGCAATTTAAAGTCCACGCGCTGACCGTAGTTCGTCCCGGCCCCTTGCCTGCACAACTGGAGCACGTGTTCCGGGCTTGTCGTCGTCGACACCGGGCTCGTGATGGCCATCGGGGCGTTGTGGGTGAAGGTCCCGCGCTGGACCACTTGTGGGTTGACGAACACGGATCCACCCGACGTTTGGAAGATGCCCTCGGGTTGGGTGCTACCCACGCCCACCCGACCGGTGTCTTTAATGGTCAACCTCGTCGTCACGGACGCGCCCGACGTCGTGGCGATGTTAAAGCTCCCACCAGACGCCAGTCGGTGTTGGAAGTGTGACGAACCCGTGGTTTGGTCGGTGTACAGTTGGGAGCTCACGTTGGACTGGCTGAAGGTGTTCCCGAGGATGAGGACGTTCGACCCTGTGACGTGGACGTTCCCGCCCACGGTCATCCGGTTCACCGGGAAGGCGTTGTTCACACCGATGAAACCGTCCGCGTTGATTCGCAACCGTTCGGTGTTCTTGGTCTTCATGATGATGTGCTGGGCGTCCGTCTGCCCGGCGGAGATTTGAATCGTCGACGTGTTTGCCTCCAAGGGACCAGCCTTGAGGATCAACGCCCGGAAGTCGTTATCCACCCCGGTGTCGTTGGCGTGAATGGTCACCTGGCCGGTCGATCGCATGAAATAGTCGGTGTCGTCGTCCACGCCTCGGGCACCGCCGATGCGAATGTTGCCGGCGACGTGTAATTTCTCGTCCGCCAAGCTGGTACCCACACCCAAGTTGGAGGTGACGAACGCATTCTCGGTCATCGTGTTCCCATGGACCATCAGGGCGGTCGGGAACCTGGACCTGTCCGCGTGGACGTGAAGGACGTCCCCTATGCACAGACTGTGTCCCTCGTCCGGGTTGGTGTTCGCGATGATGATCCGGTCGGTGGTGTACAAGTTTGAAAACTGGGCGTTCCCCGTGACGTCGAAGACGTAATCCGCCGTGTCACTGATCACCACGTTACTCCCCAAGTTGAACGAGTGACCAACTGTGATCCTTTCGCTGTACGTGTTCCCGTTCACGAAGAGGACGTTACTCCCGACGTCGTTCGCCCACAAGTTGCTCCCGATTGAAAAGTTAAAGTCTGGGTTTGCGTTGGCGACAGCCAAACGGGAGGAGCTGTACAAAGTCCCGATCACGCTCACGTTGATCTCCTCGCTCGTCGGGATGATGGTCTGGTCGGCGGGGCCGTATTGGGTTCGACCCAAGATGAGCTCGTCCTTCGGACCGTGGATGTAACCGACGAAGACGTTGGACTCGTTGTATTGGTGGTAGACCAACGCCGTGTCGTTGTCCGCGCCCCCACCGACACCCATCTCGATGATGCTGTCCGTCGTCGATGAGTTGGTGTAACTCACGTAGGTTGGGTTGTCACTCACGTGGAGGTTCCCGAAAATCTGAACGTTACCGAAAGCCACCAACTCACCGCGCTTGGTGAGGTTACCTATGGACACGTTCCCGGCGAACACGGCGATGTTCGACCCGGTGTCGTTGAACTCCAAGTTTGAACCGAAAGACAAACCCTCACTCGCCGTCACTTTGGTCGCCAAGAGGTTCCCGTTCACCACCAAGGCGTCCGTGGCCGTGCCTGTCCCGTCTATGATGACGTTACTCCCCACCTGCAGATCGTGCGTGGCGTAGATGTTCGACGCGCGGAACCGACCGTCCACACCCGCCGTGTTCGCGTCCTCCCCGGCTTGAAGATCGACGAAGAAGTCCGCGTCCCCAACCTCGAAATCGTAGTTCGGGTTCGTGGTCTTGATACCGAACTGCTCCTCGACGAACATTCGCGCGAACTTGGCACCTTCGTTCACCGTCAAACAGATGTTCTCGCCGTCATCCATGAACAAGGATTGGCCCATTTGGAACGAGTGCTCTGGATCCAAAACATTGATACCGATGTTGGAGGTGAGGACGTTGGAAGCTTCGAGATCTGCAGTCTTGATGTTATCTAGCAGTTGCGAGGTCTGTTCTTCCACGGACTGTGGGTCAATCCGCGTGATGAAGACTTGGTCATAGCGTACTGTCCGCCCCATGCCCTTCTAACTTTAGTAAGGATAAAAATCACGACGCATACAACAAACCAGCCATGCCATCCTTTATGACCAAGCAGTTCCACGACAGGGCGTAAATCCGAAGATCACTGTTCGGCTGGTCGATGCCCTTCTCCACCCCGCGAAGGTTGAGCTGGGCCGACGACAGACGACTGAAGTTGACGCTCCCTGAACTCTTGTACTCACTCGCTTGGTACTGGAAGTGATAGCAGTAGAAACGTGTAAAGTACGCGCACTCATTCTCGTTGTCCCAATCGATCTTCCCGTACTTGCTGTGGTAGTAGTTTTGAACGACGTGAAAGTACATCGGCGACATCTTCTCCACGAGAGCAACGGAGTTGAGGAGGATGTCACCTTCGAGGAAGGTCAAGCGATCGTTCACGTGATCGGTGTTGGTGGCACGGTATCCCCAAAACAAAGATCGAACGGGATGGTTCAACACGGAAAGGTCGATGATGTTATCGCCCCCGGATTGGGTCACGTTGTTGACCACGTTTGACAATGGAACTTGCATCGCTTGGGTCTGGTGGATGGCCAAGGTGAGGGGCTTCTTGATCATCTCCTCCCGCTCCTTCGTGTCCAACCAGATGTACTTGGCGTAACACCGAGCCTGTCGCTCCACCGGGGTCAGTGTCGCCACGTGGGCCAGGTCCAGGTTAACCCTGATCTCCACTTGATGGAACTGGAGGTTACACATCGGAAGGAAACCATTGTCGTTGAAGAAGAAGTGGAGGGGCACGAAGTTTTCCGTCGCCTGGCTCACCTTGTTGCAAAACTCCTGTTCCTTGGTGTACGTGTCCGCGAGATAGTGCGGCCAGACGTCCGTGAGGTACTCGAACGGGTGCGAATCGATCTTCACCCCGCCGATGTACAGGTCGATGGTGCTGTTGTAAAACAAGTTGCTCGCGATGAATTTACCCTCGAACCACACCGACGTGACCAAGTCGGCGTCGGGTGGGATGATGATACTCATGTCCGTGTCCGAGATCGTCTTCAGGTACCTTGGGGCTTGGGCGAAATTAGTGGTTCTCGTGAACCTTTGACGAAACAGAGATGTCGTTGAGTCGTTATTAATGAAATGCACATCCTGGATGCCCCTGGAACTAAGAGCGACCAGGCTCATTACTACTACCATATCAGATTTTAATCAGGCACGTACCGCGAGGCACGTCTTCGTCCTTGTCCGCGCCACCGCCATCACCGTGCACGACAAAGTTCCCTTGGCGGTACACCTTCATCCTTTTGTAGAACATCGCACTCAGGATGGACCACTTGTCGTGGATGTCGTAGATTCGAGGATTGTTCACCTTGCCCGGTGTCTCCCTCATGCATCGGCCGATAGACTGGACGATGTCACTCTTGGGCGTGCACAGGACCACGGTGTCCAGGCTGCTTATGTCCAACCCCTCGTGCGCTTGACTGAACGTCGCGAAGATTATTGGTTTTTTTGCGCTCTCCTCCAACTGTTCGGGCTTCATCCCACCCATGTACAATCCGCTGGTTTTCGGGAAACACTGGTGGAGCATCTCGCAGTGCAGACGCCTATCGGACAGGACCAAGACGTGACGTCCCGGGGATATCTTCTTGATGAGCTTGACGAGCATCGCGTTCCGCTCTCTGTGTTCGACCAACTCCGTGATCATGCTCACCAAACTCAACTTCCCATTCCTCGTCGTCGGCGGTGGGCCACTGAACATATCCGTCTCGAAGACGATCGGGAAGACCTCCACCCCCTCCCTTTTCTGTTCCACGGCGAAGAAGATGTCCCCGAGGAAGTGAAGCATCACCTTGCTCAGTCCATCCTTCCGGTGCGGAGTCGCCGACAACCCGAACGTCCACCGGACACCACCCAACTTGAAGAGGCTCTGACTGAACACCTTAGCGCAGATGTGGTGACACTCATCCACGATGAGACAACCAACCTTGTCGAAGGCGTCCGAGGGGTACTCCTTCGAACTGAGACTCTGTAACATCGCGATGACAAAGTCCGCGTCCGTCTCAACCTTGTCCTGTTGCACCCGCCCGATGGTGGCCCCGGGGCAAAATTGTCGGATCCTTTCCTCCCACTGGGTGGCCAAGAACTCCTTGTGGACGATGACCATCGTTCGAAGGCCGATCTTCGCCGCGATAGCCAAGCTCACCGTGGTCTTGCCGTACCCACACGGGAGGCTGATGAGTCCACCCCGCTGAGGCGTCGCCAGAGCCTTCTTAAAACACTCGACCTGGCAGGTGGTCGTGCGGAGCTTACCGACAAATTCGCAGGCCATCTTAGCCGGCTTGGGTCGTCGGTCTTCTCGAGGTGGTCCAAATTTACTAATTCCGTAGTGTCTTGGAACGCACACTGTATCCTTAGATGCTCGATAAATTCTAAAAGACGGTGGAAGAAAGGGGGTGTACTCATTGTTCACCTCTGGTCTTACCGTGAGTTCTTTTTTTACCGCAGCGACGTCGGGGATCTCCTTCGTCGCTATGACATAGCCTGACCGCGTGAGCATTGTTTCATACACGCCTTTACGTTTTAAGAGCCTTCAGGGCTGTGAGGCCGACCGCACCCGCGCCCTTGGCCACGCCCAGGACCCCACCGGTCGCGTAGGACGTTCCAATCTGGGTGAGCATCGCCGGCACCGCCTGGTACATCTGGATGGTCCTCTGCTTGCTCGTGGAATACCGCTCAGCCATGACGTACAGGACCAAGGAACCGACCACCGGGGCATACCTCTGGAGTTGGGTGAAAATGTAATCGAGAACTCTCTTCGAACGACCCTCGAGCTTTTTGTACGGGAGCACGGACACCAGCGACAGGATCACCATGGCCAAGTAGCTCATCCCCGCGCCCGCCATCGACAACCCCTTCTGCGTGTTGTTCAACTGGTTGCTCATGAAAAACTCGTACCGCAGTTGGGTCTCCGTGGGTTTCGCACCCATCAAACTCAGGAACCACGCCACCTTGCCTTCCTTGGGGTTGGACAACACCGGTCGAAGGTAGGGGATCTTACGCACGTGGTCCAAGACTTGCCGGTCCATCAAGGTTGGGTTTTGGTACAGTTTGTAAACGACGAACAGAACCGAGAGGGTGTAGATGGCCTTGGCAATCTTACCCTCCACGATGAGCGATCGAATGTGATCCGCCGTCTTCACAGCCTCCGCCTTCATCTTGTCCATGAAGGACTTGCTCGCACCCTTCACCTTGAGTTTGGGCATGGCCTTGTCGATGAGGGCCGTCTTGCTCTTGGTCTTGATCGCATTCTCCGTGTCGTTGCGGAGGTTGAACGGGGTGTTGTTGGCGTTGAAGAAGATGTTTTCCAACTCATCCTGTGCGTTCACGAAGACGTTGCGGCGCCGGCGAACCTTCTCCTTCTTCACACCATTGACGATGTTCCCGACGATGGCGTTCGCGTTTTGGATCTTCACCTTGGTGCTCGCCTTGTTTACCGCGTTTCGCAACTCCTCGACACTGAGCGCGACTCTCTTGCCGTTGACATTCTTCGTGACACGTACCTTAAGGCGCCTCGCCTTTTCCTTCAAACGCTGAAGCTCAGCCATATATCCTCATGCTAGATTAAAATCCTTAAAGGCATCCACCATGGGGATGTATATAAGATGGCCCAACTCATCGTTAAGGAGAACATCACCAGAACCCTAAACCAGATCGAGGAAATGACGCGGGAGATCTACCGCCTGGAGGGCGTCCTCCGCGTCTTCCAGGGACTTAAGGAGAGTGGTGTGGAGACCATCGATGTCCCCGACGACGAACAACCGACCGACTAAGCACACCACATCATCATGGATCCATAGTTCGTGGCCAGTGTCTTCTTTCCAGGTTCAACAACTTTACGTAAGTTTGAGTTTTTGTAAAAGTTCTTCGCGTACGAGTTCAAGTGCGTCTTCCTGTTTAAAGAAGAAACAGACCGACGTGAGCAGTCGAGATCGCGGGTCAGCCTGAATCCAAACTTCTTGTAGTAGCCAACCACGTGACGCAGGGAAGACAAGACGATGCCCGGAGAATCGATCGTTCGAACGTACCTCTTGAGGGCCGTGATCATCGCCGAACCCGTCGGTTCCGACTTGTTGCTTCGCGTTCGCCTCGACAGACCGCGGCACACGACATCAATGTACAAGTGCCCACTGGGCATGACCATGATAGACGCGAACCCTCTGAGAGCGCCGCGCACGTTATTCTTGTATTGGTCGTAGGCGAGCACGAGAAGATCCGCGTTCCGCACGCTCTGACGCGCGTACGCGGGTGAGACCATGCCGCGACAGAGACTGGTCGATCTCAAGATTTCGTCCGATTTATACGCAAATAGTTTCGTGTCCGCAGATCTATCTATTATTTCTACGTCGTTCACGTTCACGTTCATCTTGTAATAACTTAGATTTGATTTTCCCGGTCGACACCACTTAAGCACACTCATGTTCAGCGCCCAACACGTCGTCCTCACCGTCAAGGGTGAACACCTCCTGACACGCGCGTGGGGTGGATCTCTCACGAACACGTACGTACGACCCTACCTCTCTGACCGCTGCACCCTGGCGCTCACTAAGGGGCGAACCATCGTCATGCATCCGTACGGGGATGAGAGCCTGGGGAGGCCCATGAACTTTGTCGTCGAGGAAATCATAGGCGGAGATTCGTTCGATCCCGACAGGACGACCGTGCAGATACGCTCAACGATCGCCACCAACCCGTGGTTGGAGTACTACAGAATGTTCCGCGACTCCCCCGAGTTGCCGTACATCCGACAGAAAGTCTTGGATTACGTCAACCTCTCCGGAGACCACTACACGCTCCATGTAATTGAACAAGATACGCCATAATTCGACGCATGCCAAACCGCCCGCGCCCACGTGCCTGGACCGTCGAGGAACACAACCTGTTCCTCGACGGACTCAAAGCCTTCGGTCCTTCTCACTGGAAAGAGATCAGTCTCTATTACGTGACGACGCGCACGCCCACGCAAGTCGCATCCCACGCGCAGAAGTACTTCCTCCGCATCAACAAGAAGCGTGAAAGCGGGCGGATGTGGAAGAAGAAGAGTATCTTCGACACTGCGTCGCCGACGACGCCCCTGTCACCGTTGGAGTCGGGTGATGAACAAGAGGAAGTCTCTTCCGTACGCCACCAACCGGTGATGTACCCGTTCCTAGATCCAACCACCTTCTGGCACGCATACTACGGGTGGCTCCGGATGAACATGAACGTCGTGCACCGACCGATCCCCACTCGAGGGGCCATAAGGTCTATTTAAAGCTGTTGTTGTATCTTCCCTTAAGGGATGCGCGTGTTGGCCGTCGACATTGGTTGGCACAACATGGGCTTAGTGCTCGCAGAGACCCCACTTAAGGGGCCCGATGTTAAAGTAGAGTTTTTTAAGAAAGTAAGCCTCGCAGATTACAAAGACCTCGGTGAATCTAATGACATCGTGAACCTCGTGCCACTTTTCGTGGACGATCACCACTTCATCTTTGAAAGCGCGGACGTCATCCTGATCGAGCGACAGCCACCCTCCGGATTGACAGCCATCCAAACGCTCCTCCACTACATCCTCTCGAGGGAACACAAGAAGAGGGTGATCATCATCTCACCCAATTCCCTTCACGTGCACTTTGGTATAAGCCACCTCAGCTACGAGAAGAGGAAGGAGAGAACCGAAGCCATCCTCGCGCGACACGTCAATCTCGACGACATCCCGGGAGATCGCAAACACGACATTGCCGACGCCATGTGCATGATACTGTACTACAACTTCGAAAATGGGGTGCACTTTTTTGATCGTTTTAAATTCAAACTGTGATAATGTAATAAAATCTCAACCCAAAGTAAAACATGGCTCGGATGTCCAAGCTCAACAAAATTATTCGCGGGGTGTCACCCAAGGAGGCCGCGAAGAGGCAACTCGCCAGGAAGAAAGCTCTGGCGACGCAAAGAAAGATGAATAAGTTGGCAACGAAGAGTGCCCTTCTTGATGAATTGAGGAAGATCAAACTCATCGAGAAGAAGATGAAAAATGCTAAACGTACACTCGCTGCTATAAAGATTCAACGAGCCGTTCGAAAGCGACGCGAACACATTCGACGTGAGATGACTCGTCTCATGAAGAAATCATAGCATCGTGGCAGCTGCGAAGGCGACAATGACGACACACACACCCGATCCCACCGCTCCGACCCCTATCGCCGTTTTGTCGCCGGAGGAACCTCCACCACCACCTGTATTATCGTCCGTCCTTGAACCACCCCCGATTTGCGAGCCGTCATTCATGTCTTGATCACATACCACATTGATACCAACATCCTTTAAATTGCCTCGGATGTTGATGTCAGGGATGCACACTTGAAGATTCATTTCACAAGCATCCGAACCACTCGGTTTGAAACGCGTACCACTCGTGCACACGTTGTTCCGACAGAATTTTCTTTCCTCGAGCTGTTGACGAGCACCCCCACTCAAAGTGTCCGGAAGGTCACTTAGGAGTTCATTGTGTTTTTGATTCACACCAGAACACCCAGCAAATTTTCTGGCGTCAGTGCGGTTACATTTACCCTTGTAGGCGTTGTAGCACGCACAGAAATCGTCCCATGGACCACCTAAGTCTGCATCTTCACAATAAGCGGCAGCGATCCGCTCATACGCTTCCTTGCCAAGTGATTCTGTCGAACAGGCTGTGGTCTTCACCTGTTCAGGGTTGGCTTCGCAGTACGTGACCGCCCTACCCTTGGCCGCGGCGTCTCCCAGCCTTCCCTGTAAATACCCAAAACACGTTTGACCATCCGAACTCACAACCTTGTTCAAGTTGTTGACGTCTTCACAGAAACCACCAGTCGACGCGGCGTATGGTCCATCTCTCAATTGCGTTTCTGCACCCACAAGCACTTGATCCCAAGGTGAAAGGCCATAATGACACTCAGGGTGCTCCTTGTCTATCCGGTGCATATCTTGCAATTTTTCGCTTGTCAAAGCTTCTATGACATCACACTTACGCAACCAGCCGCCTCCACTGGCGTAATAACCACATACGTTCCAATTTGAGTATATTGGAGCGTCGCTATTGTATTTGCACTGTGATCTAGGATAGTTTGAAACTTTTCTATTGTCCTTCCATGAATAGCTGATCTGGTTTTCAAATCCACTACAGAAACACCTGTCACCCTCTGACGTGCTGTTATGCTTTGTGAAAAAGTATACCATGCCTAGTATTGACTGGTATTTTTTTTACATCATCGTGGCAGCTGCGACGGCACCTACGGCGAGTACACACAGCACCGAACTCACCCCCCCGACGACAACTTTATTGACCCCCTTCCCTTCGTCTCCATCGTCTCCACCCGTGCCCGCGCCACCCGTGCCCACGCCACCCGTGCCTCCACCCTGGGTATTTGACTGGTTACACTCGATATTTATCCCGACGTTTTGAAGGTTCCCGCGGATGCGGGCGTCGTTGATGCAAAGTTGAAGGTCAAATCGACACTCGTCCGATCCACTCGGTTTGAAACGACTCGCAGACTTACACACGCTGTTCCTGCAGTATTTTTTCTTGGCGATTTGGTCGCTCGCGTCGTCCGGCAAGCCCCACACCAACTCACTGTGTTTCTGGTTGACGCCCGTACACCCGGCGTAACTGTTGGCGTCGTCGAGGTCACACTTTCCAGCGAACGCGTTGTAGCACGCGCAGAAATCATCCGACTTGCCATCACCATCACAGTACGTGGCGGCGACGTTTTCGTACAAATCCGAGCCCAAGCTCGTGCTTGAACACGTGGTCGTCTTGATTTGGTCTGGGTAGTCCTGGCAGTACGTGACCGCCTTCTCTCGGGCCGACTGGGTACCCTCCTCGGTCATGATCTGGGCGAAGCACGTCTGCCCGTTGACGACGAGGTTGAGATTGTTGACATCTTGGCATTGACTAGATACCATATCCCTACTAAGATGTCATATATATATTTTACTTGATGTACTTGATGATGGTGTCCAACTCCTCTTGGGTCATTTGCTTAGCCTTGGCCCTGTCTTTAATGGCCTGCTCGTTCTGGTACTTTTCTTTACGGATGGTCCACGCGTAATAAAGAGCCAATGCGACCGCGACGGCGATCAAGGTGCGTCCTCTGGTGATATTCATTATTACCTTAAGGTTTACAAAAAAACATGACTATACGTCACTTCCGGACGCACCCATGGCGGAAAGTGTGTGCTGCTTCATCGATTGCAAACGCCAAATCACCGGTTCGGGCAACAACGCCCAACCCATGTGCACGGGGAAGTGTTGCGACCGCTGCAACGCGGAGCGCGTCATCCCGGCCCGTCTCGGGATGAAATCTTTTAAGGGGATGGATCTCCTGAGCGCACTCTCGGATGAATAACTCAAGATCAAGATGTAATACAAGTCAGCAGCGCGAACGCAAGCATAGCCCACCTCCCCTGGATCACGCTCGCCGCATCCTTAAAGTCCTGTCTCGTCTCCGTTAACCTGTCCGTTCGATCCACGGAGTACGCGGACACGAATACGCTCATGACCGCCAAGGCCCCAAGGGGAGTGGCCATCTGATGAGCCGGCCCCATCCCCGTGAGCATCGTGTTTATGGAGCCGAGGAGACAACCGTAGATCGCGCTTTTACCGGCAGTCGCCTCGACGAGTTCGAGTGGGTCGCGTCGTTCGGCGTAACAAGTCCTCCGTCTTCGTCGGGAGGGGCGGACTCGACAAGGTTGAAAATATCTTTGAATACAGCTCATTACTTGTTGTCTAGGAACTTTTTAATTTGAAGGGTTTTCACCTTGTGACTCTCCTCCGTGCAAACGACCGGACAGTCGGGTTTGTAGTTGAGGTCCAAGAATTCGGACGGGTCGACGTTCTTCATCGCCATCACCACGGCGTGACGCTCGTTCGTCTCGTGGGTGGCGATGGGTATGTAATCCGCGGCACCCCACTCTCGGAGAAAGGTGCACAAGGCTCGGTTGTCTCGTGGGAAGCATGGACCACCGTACCCCCAGCCCGCCTTGAGGCACTTGTCGCCTATGCGCGGGTCCGATCCGACAAAGTCAAGGACGTTGTCGGTTTCGTGGTCGTACCCGCTCCTCCACAGGGCTTCTGAAATCATGTTGGCGAAACTGATCTTGGTGGTGATCATGCAGTTCAGGGCCAGTTTCGCCACCTCCGCGGCGGTTGGGGCCATGTAGTGCACCTTGGCGTCTTCCCCGTGGTTTATGCGGAAGAATTCGGAAATCTTCGCGTCCGGTTGGCCACCGACGAGGATATTCTTGGTCGTCTTCTGGTGGTTCACGATGTTCCCCAACTGGATGAAGAGGGGTGAGTAGTAGACGTTCGGCCACTTCTTCATGAATCCCGGTTGGGTGGTGCACGAGACGATGATTCGCTCGTGGCCCTTCTTCACGACGTCTTGGAGCACCCTCTCCAGGTTGGCGTGGTCGTACCCGGCGTAACACGTGGGCGTGTCCACGAGGACGACGCATATCTCAGCCTGTGTGTCGTCCTTGGTCTTGTACGTCACCCTCCCGATGTGTTCTTGGACGCCTGGTTCGGGGCATTCGAACGTGCCGTCCTGGAGGGACTTGACGTATTGCTCATTCAGGTCGATCCCGGTGACGGCGTGTCCCTTTTCCGCGAGGAAAGTGGCGTAGGCCAGACCGACTTTACCAATCCCGATGACGGTGACTAACATTACTAAGGTGACAGAGGCATAAAGCTTTATATCTATTATTCCACAGAGATGGACGTTTATAGGCCGAGTGGTGTCGAAGCCCTTGGGAACCTTTCCTTGAGTTTGGCCACACACTTTCTTCAATCCGAAAACCCGGCGGTGCACGAGGACGTGTACAAGTACGGTCGCGACCGATGGTTGAAAATTGACCGGGTGGTCAAGGATGGCGAGGGCACCATCAACTACAAGGGCGTTCTCAACAGTTTCTTGCACCTGTCGCACCCGGGGATATCAGACAGGATGCGTCAATGCATCCAACCGACGGAGGAGCTCCACGCGCACGTGGACTGGTGTTACGAGAAGGTGAAGCACTGCGTGGCAGCCTTCCACATCAGGATGGGTCTGAACGCCGAGGACAGCGCCAAGTTCGCCCAGTACCCGGCCGCGTCCATGGACGCCGTGGAAGCCATGATTTCCTACGCGAACACCCTGGACAAACCCGTGTACGTGTTGAGTGACAGTGACTCGACCAAGGCATACTTCATGTCCAAGGTCCCCAAGGCGGTGTGTATGGACTTTGAGATTGGCTTCACCGCGTGTGAAAAGTCACAGGTCGAGCGATCGGACGACGACGCCATCAAACGCAGGAATTCATTCACGGAATGGTTCCTTCTGTCAAAGATGCCGGTCATCTACACGACGATGGGTGGGGTCAACCACCGGAACATGATGCCCTACCACGTGGAGGGGGTCTCGTCGACGTTCGCCTACAGTGCCGGGATCTACGGGTCGGTCCCGGTCTGGTATGTCTTCAACGACGGGTGCATCTTCTACCCGAACGGTAAGAGCAAACCGTTCGAGCGACACTTTTGGTCGGATCGTGAAATTGGGAAGTTCATCCTTCTCGACAATCCCACGGACCAGAACAAGGCGTTCGTGGAGCGGCATTTGGGGATGTGGACGGTCGTCGAGGAACTCCCGGACAGGTTCAGGTACGCCCTCAGGTGGTCCGGGGACTGCGAGATGGACGACTTGGACGTCATCCGTCAATGGGTGGTGTCCGGGACGGGGGGTGAACTCCGTCCAGGTCTCACCGGAACAAAAAATGTAAACGTATAGATATACACAGATGGCTGGCGTCCCGTCCTACGCGCAAGTGCAAAAGTTCGCCCAAGGCTTGATCGACCCGGAGATGGGTTTCATGGCCGTGCTCTTCCTCGCCCTCGTCGGTCTCTTCCACATGATCGTCACCTCCATGGGCATCAGCATTTTCAAGAAGTGCGACGCCAAGAAGAATGAGAAGACGTACATTCGAAACAACGAGTTCCAGGTCGTCACTTTGACGTTGGGCTTGGCCATTCCGTTCACCCTCCTCATCAACAAGTTTTTCAAGAACGATGTCCCGGCCTTCTTGGCCATCTTCGGCATCTTGGGTCTCATCAACTCCGCGATGACCTTGGACCTCTCCAAGAAGTGTTCGAACGCGAAAAAGTCCGACGAGACCTGGGCCGGCATCAGCCTC